AGTCCAAACCTTTGCTTCAACGCTCTCAGCGAGGCGTACAGGCTCACCGTGGGGGACGTAAATCACCCGGCTCGCGCAGCTCACGCTCATGCTCGCGCACACGATCAAGAAGACCACGCTTAAGATCAGGTTGTTTCTTGGCGTCTTCACTCGTTGTGTCCCTGGTCGTCAGCGAATGAATCCAGATGACCAGCTTCATCACCAAGTCGGCCAGGAAGTTCATTCCGTCTGTTTGACGGGTGCGGCAGCGGCTGATTGCTTGTTCTTCCAGATCGACCATACAGCACCGATCAGAGTGACAGTCGCGCCAGCAATCTCGGCAACCTGATCAGCACTGGCCAACCCTTTGGCTACGAGGAAACCGCCGAGTGCGCTAAGACCGTGGCGGAGGAGGGATGAAATATTGGCGTTCATTTGTCGTTTTTGAGTTTGCGATAGAGTTCGACTGCTTTCACGGCGCATGTAAGAAGCGCGGCGAGCGCGCCAAGTGCCAATGAGGCAGTCTTGAGATTCGGATCGGTAAATACCGCGTTCCCCAGAATGCCGATGGCCGGACCACCGACGCCGATTGAGATGTCTCTGATAAAAGCGTGGTGGTCCGTCATCGTGCGTGGATGTGTTAGTTAGTGGCGGCTGGAGCCTGAGCCTGCTGCTTAGCCGAATCGAGGATCAGATCGTAGAGAGGAAGTCCGGCTTTCACATTGTTGATGTTGCCAGCCTTCATCGCGATTTCTACGAGTTGCAGCAGGGTGTTGGTTTGTTCGATGGTCAGTTCAATTTTAATCATGCCGCCGGAGCATCGGTGACATCCTGAATTGGCGCAACGATTTCCTGCGCCGAAGACGGCTTGGAATCGGCCTGCGTCACCAAAACCGGCGTCACCTGCGGCAGCATCGGAGGGACGATCATCACCGGCGGCACCCACGGCAGCGGCGGAGCGATGATCGGCGGGTTGATCTGGTTCTCGATCTGCGCGGTGACGTTCGCTTCGATGGCGGTCTTATCGACGCCGTTAGCGTAGCACCAGCCAAGCACCTGTTCCTGCGTCAGATCCTCGTAAGGCGTGAAGGCCTCCGTTGGCGGAGCGAACGACGCGCTGCCGTAGCAGGTGCCGCTGTAGGTCTTCGCGTCGTCGCCGGTGCCGGTGGTTTCGGTGCCGTTGCACCTCCAGTCGGCGGTGATGACGACATCGGAGTAGGTGCCTTCGGTCGGTTTGACCAACAGGCGTTCGATGATCCAAGAGGGGGTAATCATGGTGGTATGGATTAAAGACGGATGCAGTTTGCGGTGACTTGAGTCAGAACGAGGCTGGAAGTTATTTGCAGGAATCCGCCAGAGACTCCAAACGTAATGGTCGATCCGGTTCCGTTGATTACGGAAACCACGGTTGCGGAGGCAGCGGTCCACAAAACAACGGCTCCATATTGGCCAGTTCCATTGTATCCGCCAACATAGACCAAACCACCAACACCGCCACGGGCGATGTTTGTGGCTGTTGCGGCTGGTAACGATGCGACGGTAAGCGTCTGTATTCCGCCGTCACCGATTTTTACCTCTTTCGATCCGGTGAGGTCTGTGAATGCTGCCGTGCTTCCCACAAGCAATCGGCCCGAAGCGTCGAGCGTCATCCGCGCACCATTTGTCGAGTAGGCATTGCTTCCAGTAGAGAAAGTCAAAATGCCACTCGTCCATATTGAGGAAACACCGCTGCTGGTGTTGTTAAACAGGAACGAAGTGGTTGCGTTGTCAGTAATGTGCAACGCTCCATTTACAGTCGTTCCAAGAGCTTGATAAATTTGAACCCTGCTCTGACTTGAAGCAGGAGTCATCCCCACGCCCAGCCCCGTAGAATTCAGGGTCATGGCGGTGCCAGCGACTCCGCCGACGTTGGACCATGTTGCTACGCCGGTGGATGAGATTGTGTAACGCGATGTATTATCAGTTGAGAACACCATCTGCCCGACAGCAGTGTTCGTCAGATACATATCAGCATCAATCTGACTTATGCTCCCAACATACGAAGCATTCGTAGTATCCCACAAAGCAATAGTTGGTGCCAAAGCCGCACCAATCGTTAGGCCGGTTCCGTTTCCGGTAAATGCCGTGGTTTTATTTGTAGTTGTACCAATCTGAACTCCGGTGGAACTGACACTCAACCGATTAGTTGCCACCGTCAGATCGCCGGTGATGGTGGCGGAGGCGAGGGTGGCGGTGGGAGACGTCGCGAGAAGCTGATTCAGCGTGACCTTCTTGGTCGTGCCGGTTGCGGCCATCGACGTATCTGAAACGTCCACCAACACAAGCGGATCGTTCGCGGGATCGGTGCTGGTTCCGATGCTCGTCAGGGCTGTAATCTTGCTGTCAGGCATATGTCAGGAAGTTAGTCGGTGGAGAGTGAGAAAATGATTTTAGAAGTGCCGTCCTCTTGGAGAACGAATGACGCGCCATCCTCCTGCAACATCCAACGGTCCATCGCAGGATATGCCACTTCAATAGCATCATCCGACGTAGACAGTTGCAGTGAGAGCGCGAGTGTCATTAGGTGGTGGCTCGAGCGAAGTAGGCGATGACTGCACCACTCGTCAGCGTAAAGCTAGAGATCTTACCGACGATGGTGATGCCAGCGGGAATGGTGGTGCCGCTCCAAGTGCCGGTGATACCAGTGCCAGCAATGGACGAGATCACGGTCGCGGTGATGGTCTGGATTGCGATGTAACCGCTGGTCTGAGCGGAGGTGCCGGTGACCAGAGTGAAACCCTGATGACCCATCGAATCCTGCGTTGCTACATCGGTCTGGTATGCGGACATTTTGAAATCTGGTTAGAGGGGAGGCCACCGGAACTTTCCAGCAGCCTCCCCAATTTTAACGGTTAACCTTTTCGAACTTTCGGTGCTAAGGCTCCTTGTACCCACAAGATGAGCTTGCCTCCTTCTGGAACTGAAACAGTGTTGAAATTGTCGCGTTGGAGACTCGCGTCAATATCGGGACCAGAAACGAGCTTACTCTTGCCGTTCTTGTCCACTGCTACGGTGGTTGCAATACGCATATCCTTAAGGATTAAGCGGTGATGAGAACCTCAGCCTGCGTCGTGTCCGCAGCAGCAGCACCAAACATGATGTCGTAAGACGCCATATGAGCGCGGGAAGCGCGGCTGTACCAGACAGAGAGCAACACAGACAGACCGTTGCTCAACTCAACAGTGCGCTGCTCAACGAACTCACCAGCGATCATTCCAACCGGCAGACCGCTCGCAACCGCAATAGCGTCCTGACCGCAGACGAAACCAGCGGTGTTCGCAATAGCTCCACTCCAGTCGTTCTGCTCCAAGATGTTCGCGAATCCGAAATAGCCGTTGTTCAGGGGGCCGTATCGCGCATCAGGGAACGGATTGGTCCCAGCGGCAGCAGTCAACTGACCGGAGAACATCAATCGAGCCATGTGACTACCATCCAACAGCAACAGCTTCTGTCGGTAGTTCTTAGCCAGAGCCAAGATCGCAGGGAGGTCGCTAGTGTCGAAGTTGGCAGCAGTACCGATAACAGTACCAGCACCAAACAGAGCAGCGGTCATCTGAGCGGTGACCTTCTTGCTAATTGCAAGAGCGAAGATCTCAGCGGAACCCTGAGCGAGATCAGCCAACTGGAAACCCTGATTCAACTCTTGCTGAGTGACAGTGAAAGTCTTGGTGATCTGGTTAACAGTCACCGAGGTAGCAGCCAGAGTGGACTCGTTGTTAGAGTTGTTCTCGAAGTCCGTCAGGTTGTCCTGAGCGTCATCCCCACCAGTGAACTTCTTGACCTGAACGGTAGCGCGGGGGCGCAAGTTATCCAGACCAACGTTGCGCGTAAAATTGGCAATCATGGCCAACTTAGTAGTCGCAACAGTAATAACCGAGTCAGCGAGGTAATCGACAACCAGACCGGCAGCGAAAGTGTTCGCGTTCTGGGGAGCGATCAAGCGCGACTGACGCAGCAACTCGCTGTGGTTCTGAATCAAGAAACCCTTACGCTCTGCACCAGCGCGGAGGCTCTTGTGCTTCTCCATCAACGGGTTTCCGAGATTCTCAATAACGGGACGCACCGGATCAGGAGCGGGAGCGGCGGTGGGCGATTTGATCGAAGCCTCCAAAGCGGAGAGCTTCGCGAGAATCGCGGTGAGATCAACGGAAGCGGCAGGAGCAGCCGCAGCCGTCACAGTAGTGCTATCGGACATATTTGTGTCGGGTTGTTGTGTTGGTTGCGGCAAAGAAACTTTGCCATTTTCGCTGACGGCGTTGTTGCCATCCGCAGAAATCTTGTCGTCTGGGGATTCATCTTCCTCCAGTTCTTCACGCTCTAGTTGAGCGTACAGAGCGCGGAACCAATCGCGTCCAGCAGCACCGCCCCAAAGGTTGGCAGCTACATCAGCGGGACTATTGGGTTCAGCCTCAAGAAAGCGTTCATTGCGACCCCACCAAGCGTTAGCCTTCTCGACTTTATCTTCGGTGGGGATTTCTCCAGCAACGAGGGATTCAGCCTCAGTCACAGTCTGTTTCTCAAGACCATCACCAGCCAAACCTTCAGCATATTGCTCTAGACCTCTGCGGAGGTTGTTTTTGACCGTCTCAGGAGCCGTCTTGGTAACGGCTCGTGGATGCCACTTAGCAGCCATCGCAAGCTGTTTGATGGGCTTGTCCACTAGACCAAACTGAATTGCTTCAGCGGTGGTGAACCAAGTCTCCGCCTTCATTGCAGCGCGGATGGACTCGGGAGAGCGTCCGGTCTTCTTAGCATACACGCCAACCAGCACTTCAGCGTGTTGATCCAGAGCGTCAGCCATTTTCCGCATATCTTCCGAAGTACCGGAAGCCATGCCAGAAGGATCGTGAATCATCATTAGAGCCGCATCGGCCATCTCGACGCGATCACCGGCAAGAGCAATGATGGAAGCAATTGAAGCCGCAATTCCGACAACCCGAGTGGTCACCGGAGCTTTGCGACCGCGAAGCTGGTTATAGATGCTGAGACCGTCCCAGACGTTGCCACCGGGAGAGTTGATCTCAATCAAGAGCGGACCATTGCCGATCTCGTTCAGAACATCTGAAAACTGCTTTGCAGACAGACCGCTGCCGCCATACCAATCCTCGCCAATCTGATCAAAGATCTGAATGGTAGAAGTCTCACCAGCGGAAGCCGCAGGAGCAAAATAAAGCCAATCTGATTTCTTGGTGAAGCTCATTCGGTTTTCTTGGCTCGCGGCTTACGTTGCTTTTTGACTGAAGCGGTCACTTCAGTTTGTTCTACAACAAGCGGTTGTGATCCACCTTCTGACGGAGCAACTGGAGACGGAGATTCAGAAGAATCATCTTCAATGTCAATAGCCGGTGCAGCACTAGCCGCTGGACGTTCTTTCTGAATCACCGAAATCTCAGATACATCAACTCCGTATTTGTCAGCGAGTTGACGCACAAACAAAGCTTGCTGTGCTTTTGCTTCTAGCGAAGAACGCCAATCAAGTCCACGCGATCCGTAGACCTCATCGTAAGTCAGAATGCCAGCCTCCAACTCTGCAAGCTGTGCAGCGGAGTTACGGCCAACATCAACATTCGGGGAGCGTGGAGCCGTAATGGCTACTTCGTACCAGTCAGACGGAGCGTCGTTGAGCGTAGGATCGCTCTTGATAGCGTACTCCATGACGTACTCGTAAATACGACGAGCCGCTGACGACATCACTTGATGTCGAGACTTAAACCACACAGCAGACATATCTAGCGCACCGCGATAGACAGTTCCCTGCATGGACTCGGGATAAACGAGAACGTAAGGAATACCAACACCAGCACATACCTTCTCGGTCAATTGTCGCCAGTATTCCCGCATATTTACACCGGGACGTTCCGTTGCGAATTGTTCAAATGAATCACCGTTCTTAAGTACTTTAACAGACGATCCAAAGACTTGCTCGTAATAGTTCTCCGCAGTGTTCTGAGTGGTTGAAGCAGTGCCAGCGCGGAGGTTGCTGGCTTGAACTTCACCACTAACAGTCTTGACGATCTGAGCGACAGAAGCACCGAGTTTGCAAGCTTCCATCTCCAACTTCTGCAAGTCGTCGAGATCGTGCAGGTCGTTGATTACAGCAGAGACAAACGGAAGACCTCTAAGCTGACCGGGACGATTCGGTTCGTAAATATGGACCACCGAGTCGGAACCAATTGAGCGAACGTCTGTCAGATTACCCTGCGTCTTCTCTGAACCGATAAAATACGAGATTGCGCGTCCAGTCTTAGGGTCAAACCGGATACCGTCGAAAACGGTTAAATCAGACTCCATACCGACAGGAGTCGCAATTGACTGAGCTTCGATAAGCTGAAGTCTCGGCTTTCCGCTCTCACCTTTAGTGAGAAGGATAAAGCTCTCACCGTCGAAAAACCAACCGCGAGCCGCTTGGCTCATCATGGTTCCGAAAGACTGGCGAGAACCGATATCGGGATAACGGCTCCAAACATCAAACCACTTCTTAGCTTTGAGATTCCAAGCAGGATCGCTGGAAGCAGGTTGAACCGAGAAGCTAGAGCCAACGGTGTAGCTCTCAAACAGATCTCCGAGTCTGTTTAGAACAGCGTTGTTCTGCTCAAAGAAACGGGACTTACGGACAATCGCTTGACGGGTTGAACTCGTTACATCAAAGCGAGCCGAAGTGTAAGACGTATCAAGATACGAACGACGCAACGACTGACCGGCTCCCTCGTATTTGTTGACGGGAGGAGGGAAAAGCTTGTTAGCAATGGTCTGAAGGATTCCCATTAGCTCATTCTGGTTGTGGCTTCACGACGGAACTGCGTGAAATCACCGTAATAGCGAGTCGTTGCAACAAGAACACTGCCAAGCATCTTGTTGTAAATCTGGAGATCGGAAGGGCTTGTGATGCCATCTCCATTCAAAAGAACCACAGCGTAATCGTAATCACTCAGCAGTGATTCCCACATTTCAAGCATCTCACCAGCGGAGGCGGAACCTTTACCGGGTTCAGCGAACTCAACGGAAACGTCAGAGCTAGAAGTGCTGCGGACAACTTGACCAGACTCAATAGCAGAAGCCGCAACCGTAAGCTTTGCTGTCAAAGCTTGAAGCAAAGTCAAAGCTCCAAGACTTGCGTAGGTAGTACGCAAATATGAACGCTTGGTTGCTACTGTGTAAGTCAACACTCAGCGGACTATTCACACAGCGAATAATCTGTCAACCACCAGAATTTTCTGAAGTGCTGGAAGCTAGATCATTCCAAAGCATGACCATAGCCAACTGCATCAACTCACAGTCGTGCAAATGGTCTGGCCAGCGAGTGTTTCGCTTGAACCACAAGTGTTTGATTCTTCCCGCTCTGTTAGCTGTTGGTTTTAGAACGTGAGAGTCCAAGTGCTTCCAGTAGGTGTCTGAATCGCTCGCAAATGCTCCTTCAGCCTCAAGCGGTGCGGGTAGACTGCAAACGGTCCATTGATGACTTTCGGACCCTTTACGGAGCCGCTGGAGAACCTCTCGCATATGCTCAGTGTCAAAGACCAAGAGAGGCTGGACCGCATCAGTCCGCATTGACGTTGAAGTCGTAATGCCAAACGGATGGATTGCGCCAGTCTTGCTGGTAAATCGCGCTCCAGTCTCGCGTCCCTTCATCGGCATCCAACCGATAAGCATGGGCTTTCTCAACCCTCCCTCTGGCGGATAACGGAGACCGCAGGGATATGTGATGGGATTGACGCTACTCTGTGAGAACTCAGCGCAAGCATCATAGACAGCTTGAGTGTTGAAACCGGAATCAACACCAACGTCCATGTCGTGGACGTTGTATTGCAATTGCACTCTTCGCAATGCAGCGAAGTCATCAGCGTGACCGGCAGCAACCAAACGGGAGTTTCCTTTGCTCCACTCTCGGCAGACCCACCAGATAAACGGAGCAGCGGCTTGCACGTCGGCGGTTAGGTAGCGTCTGGCTTCAGGGAGTCCAGCATCGGACACGATCTCAACCCGCTCTTGTTGCGACTCTTGATTTTCCCACGGTTCCGCGAGCATACCGTTGATGAATCCCTGCAATCCCATCATTGAGCTTTTGGCTTCCAAGAACGAGACGGCCAAGTGTCCCCAAGTGCATTTGCGGTCTGGGGAGTAAAGAGACGACAAGTGGTAAGATCGGACACTCGGCAAGCTCGCTTGATTCTCGGGAATCCACTTCCCATGGCGCAACGCTGCCACTTTATGGGAATCCGAAATCTTACCCTGACACAGTTGGCAAACGTAGTGAGCAGATGTCCGTATTTGCTGCCAGTCTGGCCTTCCTTCTTCAGTCTTCGCGTTGTCCCAAGTGACTTGCTTCCACTCCAGCTTGATGTATTCCGCGCAATGCGGACATGGGATGTAATACCGTCGCTGGTCGCCCCTAAGATAACGCTGCCAGATTCTTCCCTCTGAGGTTGTCGGAGTTGAAGTAAAGAACGCTTTGGAACTGCTGAACGCTTTAAGCCGCTGCTCTGCGAGGTCCAGCGCATCAGCTTCTTTCGCTGTTGCTTCAGCGAATTTGTCCACTTCATCTGCGACCAAGATTCGCACCGGACGGGAAGCTAGATTTGCCGGTGAGTTTGAACCGACAAAGGTCAGAGTACATCGGTCAAATTGCTGCTCCAGATTCGTCATCTGGTCTTGATCCGTTGGGAACCGCGCAACCAATGCGGGACAATCTTCCAGCAATGGCATCCAGCGCGATTTGCTGAAGCTTCGAGCCAGATTCTCTGAAGGCATTAGCCACAAAGCAGGGCTAGGTTCTGTGTCAATTGCCCACGCTAGACCAGCCATCAAAGTGGTGGTCTTGCTGGTCTGAGATCCCCAGCAGAGCGTAACCTCAGACACTGACGGATCTTTCCAGCATTCCAATGGTTCTCGGCAATACGGACGAACAGCGGTTGAGAAAGGTCCGGGATGTTCCGTTTGCCGCTGAGTCAACGTCAGGTTGGCTTCACTCCACTCGACAACCGTTTGCCGTGGAGATGGACGGTAAATCTGACGACGGAACTCTAGGATTTCTCGCTGTAGATCAAGCATCAGAACAACTCCGTATTGGATTCTTCAATCCGATGCTTTCGAGCCTCAGCCATGTTTAAGAACGCCATACGCTCGTTGACTCCATCCATTAGCTTGTCTCGCAACTGCACGTTGCAGCCCCAAGTTGCGTTTTCGTTGAAGATTTCAATCATCAGCACCAGACCGTCTGGTTCCAAGTGCAGGATTCCCCAGAACGGAATCTTGCAATGCTTCGTAATCTCAAGAGCGGCTTGAAGCTTACTCCATGAAATCATCCATTGATTGCCGTAGGTTGACTCAAGCTTTGCTAGTCCGTAATTCCGAGATTTAACCTCATAGCTTCCGGTAATTACGCCAGAGTTTTGGTTCCAGATGAACCCATCAATGCGCGAAGGCTTGTCATCTGCAATTGGCAAAAACCGTAGAACCGTGTCACGCTCAATGGCTCGCAGCGCGATCTTGTTTTGACGGAGAGCCTCCAACCCTCGCGGCTTCTGGCAGTTCAGGATTTCCATGGGTCAGTCTGGTGCAACGTCTTGAGGCAAACATCTTGGACCCAACGCTCTAGCTCCCGCTCAGCGTGTTCTGGGTCATGTGGTGCAATGCGTCCAGCCAACTGCTTAGGCATCGACTTTAACAACTGAGCCACAGCCCCGTCATGGTCCAGCATGGCTTTCTTAACCCAATCGCCAGAGACCAGTTTGCGCTCTCGTTCTGCAAGATCCAGAACGTCCTGTTTTGAGTTAATGAGATTCTTGGCGGCGGTGGAATGCACCGAGACCATGCGTCCAGCGTCCAGAGATCGCGCTCTAAGGCTTTCAACGGCTAGACCATACGCTGCTCGCTCAATCTCCTTTTGTCGCTCATACGCTCCCTGCGGAGTGTCGTTGGCCACCTGCGAGCGATCAACCTTCTCTTCGGCTTCCGGTGGTCGATAAGGTCCGTCTATCGGTTCAGATCGAATGTGGCTTGCTTCGATAGCAGCTTTCCTCCTTTGCGCTCCAGAGCCTCTCCAAGCGTCCGCTGCTTCTGCTGAGTCCAAAGGCATACCTTTAGAGACCAACTGAGAAACGCGACCTTTGGTCAGACCGCTGTGTTTGACGTATTCGCTTTGGGTCATCGCAACATCATTGGAAGCTCATCGCGCTTCATCTTGAGCAACTCGTTCAGACCTTTCTTGACCGTGTTGTAAGTCGGTTGCTTCGGGTCTGGTTGATAAAATAGAGCCACTTGATCGACGGTGAACGATCCGCTTTTGATGCGCTCAAGATGCCACTTTAAGGTGGAATGCCCGATGTTCAAAAGTAAGTAGTCGGTAGCTAGTGACATTTGGTTTATAATACAATAGCGAGTTTGATCGCGGAGGGAGATCGGTCCCGCGCGATCAC